TGCGGCGGCGAGTTCGCGTTCAAGGTCACGTGCCAACAAAACAGCTTCGTCAGTATTCCGGCATTGCTTGGCAATATCGTCGTCAGAACGATACGCAAACTGGTTCCACGTTTTGCGAAATTTATCTGCTAATTCATCCGTCCTCGGCGTATCACTCATTTCCCGCACTCCTTCAATCCAAAGTGTTCTAAAACAAAATGCCGGACATCTTTACCGGCAACAGCGGCGCATTCACGCACAATCAATTCCGCAAACTTTTCCAACTTTGGATAGTGTTCTAACATCCATAGTATGTCAGCCTGTTCAGCGAGTTCTTTGATTTGCTCATTCATTTCGTCGGCTCCTTGAGTAACTTCGCGGCGATGGCGGCGTCGATGGCGGCGTCAAGTTTTTTGCTATGTGATGTCTCGATTGGCGCTTTACCAGTTCCATTAGGCTCCCTTGACCAGCACAGAACATCGTGCGCACGCAGCCACCGATACCTCTCTGCATCGGCTTGTGCGGCGGCGAGTTCGCGTTCAAGACGCGCAATCTTTTGCTCAACGCTTTCCCCCGCCGCTTGTGCTGCGCTTGGCGTACTCATTTTCCGCACTCCTTCGCTGGCACTATTTTATTTGCCGCTATCGTCCCGTTCACAACACCCACGACAAAAGAAAGCGTTGAGCAGAATGCAATCGCTAGCACAATGGCTTTCATATTAGTTCCTTCGGTGGTTTTGGAAGGGGCATCCAGTGTGTAAAATCCCCCGACCAACTTTCATTTTCTGTGATGTAATCTTCCCCATCCCAATACATCGTAAACAGCAGTTTGCCGGTCACTCCGTCATACGCGATAAAACAATCGCCATCCTGCGGCGCGGTTTCCATTGGTTGCCAGATGCTCATTTCAATCCCTCCGGTATCTCAACCTCATCACCCAACTTGCTTGCGACGTAGCAGCGCATGGCGGCGATGAGGGGGGTGGGGCCGACCCGATTCCAGCGCCAGTCCCATTCTCCACCAGCTTCAGGGTTATCAATAGCCCCGATCCATCTTCCCTCCGCTTCATTGGTAATGCTGATCTCCTCCCGCTCAATGATCGGCCCACCTTGAGACCAATTGGTTGAGGGCGAATAGTCCTCTTCGCAAGCAGTGCTTTCTGGCGAACGATTGTTTTCAAGACATTCCACCGCCCAATCAAGGGCGGTTCCGGTCAGTTCAGATGCTTTCATTTCAGCCCCAATTCATGCCGATAGTTTGCAATAGTTGTTTAAACGGCTGTATGTATTTCATTGATAGTAGTTTTTTTGCTAATAGCTTGTTCAAGTCTTTTTATAATTGCTACCGTTTCTACGTCCAGTAGATACAATTTATGTTTCCACCTGCCTATTGTTATCTGAATGTCGTGAAGTAACTGCGCTTTCATATCGTCATCGCCAAGAACTGTAGCGGTCATCCTATACCCGCCGCCATTCTTCTGGTCATCTGACAAAGAAACAAAGGCGCGAATTGATATATCTGGAGACTCGGTAATAATTATCTTGCACTTCTGAATCATCCCCCGCGCCTGTTCACGGCGGTATTGATTCGCCGCCTCAGTATCGTCCCATTCAAAATGCCTATGCAGAACACACTTCTTATCCTTTGCTGCGGCTAAGACATCATCTACAAGCAACAGCCCACCATTTCGTAATGCCATGTTCTCAAGAAACTTGCGTTCTTCTTTCATTACTTTCTCCTGTTGAGTAAAAATACCTGCCTTGCCTGTCCCAAACATGCTCCGCCTCGCCTCACCTCACCTGCCATGACGTACCACACCGTGACTCACTGCACCATGCCAGACTCCGACTTGCCACACCTGCCTTACCACGACGCGCCAAACCACAACCAGACGCGCCTTACCTGCCTTGCCCATCCAACCCTTGCCACACCACGACTAACGCGGCCTCGCCTAACCTGCCATAACTAACCTTGCCGACCCTCACAGCGCCACACCTTACCTGCCTTGCCAGTCCGCGACTCACCACACCCAATCCTGCCTTGCTATACCTGCCCTGCCCGACCCAACGCAGCCTTGCCCCACCTTACCTGCCAAGACGCACCAGCCCTAGACACAACGCGCCCCACCGTAACTGCCGTGACTTACCACACCTGACCCTGCTCGACCTGACCACGCCGCGCCATACTTGCCATGCCTGTCCATAACGTACCTAGTCTTGCCCCGCCATACTTGCCTTGCTACTCAATACTAAACTGCTGCTTAACTGCCTCCCGTCTCGTGTCATCTACAATCTCAAACGTGCCGAAGCCCATCCCTGCTGATGCTTTGCTATCAGGACGCCCAGCACCTATACCAACCTGTGCGCCTACCCGCGAGATAAGGTTAAAGATATCCTGTGTGCTGAATTGATCTTGGTCGTATTTGACGCGCAGCTTTGCTGCCCACTTCTTATACATAGGACGGACACGCACATCGATAACACCTGTAGCGTTACGCGTGTGTGCGGAGTATTGATTACTTGCACCATAGATATGAATCAAAGGCAGAGAATCAATCGCATCCCATCCGTCCGCTTCGATGAAGCATGACAGCTTAGCCAGCGTCATCTTGAACCCAACCAAACGACAGGCACTGATCATCCCTGCGCGAAAAGCGGCAGCGTTCATACCTTCCCAACCTTCTTCCGAACGATACCGCGCAGACTCAGTTTCGGCATCGTAGTCACGCGCAGTGCGAACTTTCTTGCTACCAGAGCTTTTGCCCTCTTGCATCTTTGCCATCAACTCAGCTTTCTTGCTAAAGCGTTCGATGACCAGCGGTGCTGTGCCACTGAGTATTAACTCCACCGTAGCAAAGCGCGGCGGGGTGATAAGAATGGTTGCTTCTTTGATGTGCTTCTCTGTTATAGCGTTCATTTCACCGCCTCCCTATACTGCTGCATTGTTTTCTTCACATCTGTTTTGTCTGCCGGGGTCGGCGTCCACTTGCATCCATCTAACAAGTATTTGTCCCTAGAACGCAAATAGGCGATGGCCTCCCGCACTTTTTCGTCGTTTGTCTTAATCATTAGTTAATTTCCTTTCAAGATTAATTACGTCATCGCAAATCATTTCGGAGAAGCTTCTGCCGCTAGGAAATTTCATCTGACCAGCGGGGCATTCTTTAATAACTTTTGCCGCCTCTTTCAAGGCGTCGTTCCACCCGGCTGTATATCTATCGCCGGTTGCCATACGCATTTCAATGCCCTCCCTTACAACCTGCGATACCGGCATCAAACCCTTCTTTGCATAAATCTTTACCCGCGCTCGTTGCCCTAATGGCATGTAGACCATCAGGGGGTGGACAGTTTTAAAACGGCTCATCTTCTTTTCTCCATGTTTCATATTCATTGACCATCTCTGCAAACGCATTTTGCGCCGCACGATTACCATTCAGTTCAGTGCGAGATGAAATGCCGCAGGTCTGATACACAAACTCTGTTGCCTCCTTCTCTGTTGGCTTCGTAGCAAAATGCTCTGCCTCTAACCACTTATGAAAGCGGTAGTCTCGGCACAACATCCCCGCTTGCTGCACCTTGTTTTTGTATAGCAGCGGGGTTTCATCGTCGTTTAAACGTGCCATAGCAATCATGTAACGCGCCCCAACGAAATCCCGTAGTAACTCTTCTGGAATCTCGTCAGGGTGTATCTTGACTGTTAAGACATATCCGGTGGCATCCTGCTTCAGAGCCACCTTGATCGCCTCAAACTGCAATGCGTTAGCCATGATTAAAATATATCGTCGGCTTCTACTGTGGACGGCGCGTCGGCGGGCTTGGATTCACCGGGCTTCTGGTAGTTATCAACGGACAACGACAGGAAGGTTGATCCCGTCTTGGATATTTTCTTCCACCCGGCGATCCTGATTTCGGCAAGGCCATTGTTCACTTTCAATGTACTAACGTCTACCAGAATATTCCCGGTGTAATCCGGCGATTTAGGGTGCGTCTTTGCTTTCACAGAGAACAACACCCCGGTGTTTGGACGCGCTTCAAATGTTTGTGCCATGTCTACTTATCCTTTTTAATAGTGCGAAAGTAATCTTTCAACTGCGTGTGCGCTTCAATGTCTTGCTTTTCCAGTTGCTCCAACTGTTTCAAGTTAGCCTTCCACAAACCGCTCAGTGCTTTGCCAGTTGGGTCAGCCTCTCCCAATTCTTCCATTTTCTGGATGAACAAATTTTGATCCTCTGTCAGCGCAACAACCGCCGCTGGTTTCGGTGCTGCCGCCGCTGGTTTGGGCGCTACCACCTTCGGCTTGGTCACAACCACATCCGGGGAACTAGTGTTTCCGCTATCAACGGCATCATGCTCAACAATTTCCAGCGCCAAAAGCCACAGGTAACGGCGCAAATAAGTGTGTGTCGCGCCCAAGGACTGTATCGGCTGACCCTTGGCATTCTCTGCATTTACAATCGGAGTGCAGAATTGAATTGAGGTGCCATCGTCCGCGTCATAGATGGTCAGAGTGGCGATATCCGCAAATGACACCACGCCGCACAGCCCGACCTCGTTGAATATCTTCTGAATGGCAGGGATGAAATCCCCTAATTCAAAGTATTCAAACCCGGCAAACTTGTTCTTGCCGCTCTTCTGAATGGTGGTATTCACCAGACGGAACCGCGCTTCCTGCAACTTCTTATAAACTGTCATCAGTTTCTTCCTTCCATTGATTGCACCATTGGTTGACTCCGCAGTAATTGCCGGAGCATCTGATTGCTTCTCCCTTCCTCGTTTCGACAAATCCTTTCTCCGTTTCTGCCCGTACTAGGGCATCTGCCTCGTTATCAAAGACCTTGATAGCGGTCTTCCTGCCTTCCTTCTTCACCGCATAGGTGGTGCTACGAATCCACCGATCCTCATCCGTGCAGCGCGGCAAGTCCTCCTCCAGATCGATGGCTACCTTGCCATCGTTGTGCTGACCAATCCGGTCAAGGATGTATTGCTCTGCCTTCTCCTGATCCCATACAGGCAGGTTGACCATGTGGACGGGTGACTGCGGGTAATCAGGCTTGATCGTCGCCTCCCTGCGGCTCCAGTCCCGGATGAGGGCAACTATCTGTAACCCCGCCACAGGACGCGCCTTGACCCGCCTGACCAGCCACGCATACATATTTAGCTGGTATTCCCAGTCAGGCTTCTCTTGCCTCACAGCCCACGCGCTGGTGAACTTGTAGTCCGCCAATACCAGACCGTCAGGCGTCTCCCGCTGGATATCGATAGCACCAGACAGGGTGACGCCGTTGATCTCCGTGAAGAGACGCTCTTCCGTGGTGTGACCCTCTGCCTGACCGCGCTCTGCCACCACATGCAGGGCAGACCCCAGCAGTTGCCACAGCATCCCCGAGACATCCTGCTCCATCTCATCTACATGCTTCTTACGCAACCGCTGCACACGCGGCGGTGAGATTAGCTCGGTGACAGAGTAGTCAACCTTGCCTTTACTGTAGTAGTCTCGCGTAGCGAGGGCGACAAGTGTTTCGGGAACACCGAATTTATTTGTGATCTTCATTGAGTCTCCTGTAGGTAGGGGACGAACAGTAGCACTAGGGAAAACACAATGCAACCGATATTATTAACTATTTTAGGCGAACCTGCTTCAAAGGCCAACTCAAGGCGGTTGGTTTTTATCGGCGGCAAGCCTCGGGTTATCAAATCCAAGAAGGCTTTGGATTACTCTACAGCGTTTAAACGTCAAGTCATCGGACAGAACAGGCTGCTGGCTGGGGATGTCGTGGTGACGATGACGATCTACTACGCAAGTCGGCGTCCAGACCTCGACGAGTCCCTGATCCTTGACCTGCTGCAAGATGTTGCCTACCTCAATGACCGGCAGGTAAAGGAACGTCATATCTATTGGGGGCTGGATAAGGCAAACCCACGAGCCGAGATACTTGTTGAGAGTAGGGCTGCGGCTGCACAGGAGGCCGGTGGGCGCGTCCAAGCTGAGAAGTGATACCGAGGTGCCACAAATACAAACGCCCCGCAGCGGAGGGCTGGGGGCGTCTGAGGCTTGGGGAGGACAAGCCACCACCGTGGAGGCTCAAGTCTTTGGTGGCGATGCATTGTAAGGGCGCTTGGATTGATAGGTCAAGACAAGAACAAGTGTTCGTGTTACCGTCCGATTTTACTGGGAGGTATCATGGTTGAATGTCTTGGCTGTCTACTGATTATTGAAAGGCCTACCACCCTGCGGGATGGGCGGGTGGTCTGCAATGAATGTGAGTGCTGGCGCATCGAGTGCGAGGCTCGCCATGTCCTCACCCTGCCGCACAAGCGCAGGTATCTGGAAGACATCAAGACAAAGCGCGGCGAGGCTGCTTACAACATCCTGCGGAATGAGATGCTGGCTGTGAGGAACGCCGCTAAAAACTTTGAGTCCATCACATGATAGTAGACTTTGATGCGTTCGATCTGTTGACCGTGGCTATGTATGCAGAGAGGTTTCATTGCGTAAAAATTGCCAATGAAGTTCCAGACGTAAAAAAGATTACGACGAGATACAACAGTTTTGTTCCGCATTATCTTGGGGCTATGGGTGAATATGCCCTGAAAAAAGCCTTGGGATGTCCGTTGGATATGACCGTCACTAAGCTGGGTAGCGATATCCCAGATACCGTAATCAACGGTTGGACTATTCAAATCAAAGCCGTTACCTTTGGAGGTAAAGACGTTGAAATTCCAGTGAATTCTATGGAACATTTCAACGCGGATGTTCTGGTGGGAGTGAAGATTGTTAACCCCGTTACCTGTGAAATCTTGGGTTGCATTCAGAAGGCTCGTTTTTTGAAAATACACAAGGTCAAGGACTACGGATACGGGAGCCGACTTATGGTTTCGGCAACTGACCTGTCACCGATCTCCGTTTTATTAAAACCAAGATTGTCTTGACACCGTATTTTTATGTGGATTACTATTCCCCTGCCTGTGAAAAAGACAGGTCGCCGTGATGGGCGAAATGAAGAATGATGAACGAACCCTTACGCATGGGTTTCGGTTGTGTTGAGCATAATCATCCTTCTTCTGCTCTCCATCACCGCGACCTGAAACCCAGCCGTAGGGGTTTTTTATTGGTCGCACCGACTACGTTAACAAAGAGCCAACTTCGGGCTGCTGTCGAGAAAACGAATACCACGTACAGAGGCTGACCTTAAGTCTCCGGTGCAACTCCGAAAGAATCGTGGGCGCTGGTCTTACTTGCAAGCGCGGGGGATACGAAAGTATCATGCAAGTCCGCTATACGCGGGGTTGATGCCCTCTCCCACCCTCACAAACCTGTGGGGTAGGGGGGGTCTTTGGGTTGATCCCCCCTAAAGGGGGATCATTAACTAGGAGAGAGCATGGTAGCGCCACGGAACTGGAAGCGGGAATATAAAACACAGTTGAAACGCGGTGACGATGTCGGGCAGATCGAGAGGCAGAGAGCGCGTAACGAGTATGACAAAAAGGGCATAGCCCGTAAGGGCAAAGACATCGACCATGTAAAACCAATCAGTGCAGGCGGGTTGTCCACCCCCGGAAATACCCGCTTACGTAGCAGAGCAGCAAACAGAAAAGACAACAAGCGTTAACCGCAGTTCGGAGGCTCACTTGGATTTAAATTTCATCTCGTTAGGCTATGGCGAATCAGGAAGATTCGCCTGTCCTGACTGTAGCGACACTCGGCACAAATCAAAATCAAAAGACCTTGCGGTCATGCGTAAGGACAACATGCTGCTTTACACCTGTCATCACTGTGGTGCTGACGGTGGTTACCCTATGGAGAAAACAGTGCTGACACAAAAAATAATTACGCCGTCCATACGCAATCCCCTCACAGATGAACACATGGCATTCTTGAAAACGCGGGGCATCAGTCGTGCTACCGCAGACAAGCTGTCCATCCACGCGTCAGAGAAATACTTCAACCGGCTTGGCACGACAGAGCAATGCATCGCATTCCCTTACTTCAAAGAGGGCAAGATCATCGCGTCAAAGTATCGGACGCTGCAAGGCAAGGAATTCACTCAAGACAACGGCGGGGCGCACACCTTCTACAACATCGACGCCATAATCCCTGACCAGCCAATCATCATCGTCGAGGGTGAGATTGACGCGGCTACATTGGTCGAATGCGGGATACCCAACGCGTTGTCGGTTCCCGGAGGAGCGCCGCTCAAGGTGGCAGATGGCAAGGTCAGCGCGGCAGAGGACAAGCGGTTCTCGTTTGTGTGGGACGCCTTCGATACCCTGTCCAAGGCACCTTGGGTCATCCTAGCTACGGACAACGACCCACCGGGTCACGCTCTTGCGGAGGAACTGGCGCGGCGCATCGGCAAGGACAAGTGCAAGCTGGCATCGATACCACTGAAAGATTTAAACGAGGTGTTTATCGCGCAGGGCAAGGACGCGGTGGCAGAGATCATCAACAAAGCCCAACCCTACCCAGTGCAGGGCATCAGCAACGCGCTGGACTTCAAAGACCGTTTAAACGACCTATGGAACAAGGGCACCGGCAAGGGTCTCAGCACCGGGTATCCCTCGGTTGATCAGATTTACACCGTTGTGCCCGGGCAGTTGACGGTAGTCACCGGCTACCCTTCGTCAGGCAAGAGCAACTTCGTCGATCAACTGATGGTCAACTTGGGCCGCACCCATGATTGGAAGTTTGCCCTGTGTTCGTTTGAGAACGCGCCCGAGGTGCATATCTCCCGGCTGATCGAGATACACCAGAACAAACGGTTCTTTGACGGCAGCAACAAGATGAATGACGCGGAGTTCAAGGCGGGGTATGACTGGGTTCAAGACCATTTCCTGTTCTTGACCAGCGAGGGCAGTGAGCCAAGCACTGTAAACAGCATCCTAGAACGCGCTAGGATCGCCGTGGCGCGGTTTGGCGTCCGGGGTATGGTCATCGACCCATACAACTACATTGACCTCGACAAAGGCTCCAGCGAGACCGAGGCGATCAGCAATATGCTGACGAGAATTCAGCAGTTTGCAAAGAACAGTGGTGTGCATGTGTGGTTTGTTGCCCATCCAAGCAAGATCATCAGATCGGGGGTTGATTTGCCGCGCCCGGATGGCATGGCAATCAGTGGATCGATGGCGTGGTGGGCTAAGGCAGATTGCGGTTTGACGATACACCGCAAGGACAAAGACACGCAGGTAGCGGTCTGGAAGTGCAGATACCGGTGGGCTGGAACGCAGGGAGAAACGACCCTCTCCTACGAAAAAGCCACCGGCACCTACGGGGAAATCACTGACAAGTTTTAATGCAAGTGCTTTTCTTTTAACTCACGCAGTTGCCTAGCCAGAATGAAATGGTGCCGAAACCATCCGGCAACATTTCCCTCTGCGTCTTTTAATTCAACATCCGAATTTGCTGCGATGATGCCAAGCATTGCTACCATTGAAGACACAACCAATTGCAGATTTTTTTCACCCTGCACCAATTCCATCAGCTTGTCATCGAAGTGTTTGTCGTTCATATGACCCCCAAGATCATAGCTAAAAGAACTGCTACCGAAAACCAGAATACCAACGTGTCGCCTAAATGCATCACAGCCTCCCGCAAATAATTTTGCCAGCCTCAGTGCAAAGATACCGCTGATCAGGCTTGATGCCCACCCTACCCAAGTCAAGCCTGTCGGCGTCCCAACAGGTCTGCACCGTGACATCCGCCTCGATCAGTCCGTCGCTGTGCCTGTCAATCGCGTAGTAGAGCAGATCAAAATCCCTGTCGGGCAAGTCGAAGTATTCGCCGCGCAGCCTCACCGCGAAGTCAGCGCCGCGTCTCCCATGACCGTCATCGGTATCCTCGTTTAAACGGCAAGCATCGTGCAGGACTGCAAACAGGTGGATGATCTTTTCATCCGCCCCGTTCGTCGTGGCAATGGCGAGGGCATTGTCATCGACCCTGCGCCAATGGCTGACACCGTGAGTGCCGCTCCAGTTTAAAACGTATTGCGCTTTGATGCGTTCAATCAAATCCATGTGAGCCTCCTAAATTGTTATTCATCGTCAGGCACCTCGTCTTCTTCCTCTTCCTCTTCCTCCTCTTCGACCTCCGGGACATCCGGCAACGCTTCGTTTGCTATCCGTTGCGCTTCCCATCGGCGTTGATTTCTAGCTTCCCATTCTGGAGTTTCGGCTGGGTTGCGGAATCCCTCTGGATTTTCAGCCTCCAACTCGTCGAGCGTTTTCGTTTTCATATTGATTCCTTTGGTAGGCAACTAGTGTTTCAGTCGCAGTAAGATTTATAACAAACGGGACAGGCGGTTATCAAGCCGCCATCCCACTCAGCTTCGTGCCCCGTGACGATGTCCGCCTTGCAACTGTAGCAGTATCCATCGTAAGGTGCGAAGCGAGGAGCGCCCGTCTCCTCACAATATTTCTTCTGGGCGTTTAAACATTCCTGTCTAGTCATTGTTTACCCCTTCAGGGAGTTGAGAAGCTTGTTGAAAGACTGTGTAAATACTTCTGCTACAGACTTCACGTTCGCAGAGTGCGTGAAGCACTTCGTGATGTCAGCGCGTCCTACACCGATGCCTATGATGACGATGCCCAGCTTCTTCGCCACCTCGTTCAGGTGCTGAATGTGCTTGACCTGATAATCATCAACGTCCGTAAGGATGAACAGAATCTTGCGCTGCTCAGGACGGCGAGACAACGACTGGATCGTCTCGGACAGTGCAGAGTAGTCAGGCGTCGAGCCATCGACAACATGCGGCAGGGCGGCTATCGATGCCTGTGCCGAGCGAAGGCTTTCCTTGTAGCCCTTGATCTCGGTAAACGTCACCGACTCCTCTACGTCCGTTGCGCTCAACTGAAATCGACTGCCGTAGAATCCCGTGATACCCAGCGCCACCTTGCACTCGTCGAGAAGCTTGGCGAGATGTGCGGCAACCTCGGAGAATATCTCGACGCGGGATACAGTGCCGTTCTTCTCGGCGGGCAACTCAGTGCTTGCTGAGATGTCGATCAGAATCTGCACGACAGAGGCAGTTGATTCTTTGTAAGCACGACGCGAGAATATCGACGCATCGCCCACTGCGTAGCGCGTCAGCGCACGGCGATCCAATCGACCCGACTCCTCACGGCGCGACCAGCCGATGAAGTCGGCACACGCCAGCACCCGACGCAGCGCCACCTTCGTCGCGGCAATACCGGGGACGTTGGTCGATACATGCTTCTGAAACAGCCGCTCTTTCTCCCGAACCGCGTGGAGAAAGCAATCACCAATTTTGTCTGCAATCATCATGTCCTCCAAGAAATTTTGCGTTGATACAAAGACCGCAACACGGGGCGTGTGACGGTATCGACAGAACCTGCAACGGACTCGGAAATAAAATCGCAGGGGTCAACGCCACGTTCGCCGCCGAACCCACTGCTGCTACCCTTGCCCGGCTCACCCGGCTCATCACCCGGCTTATCACCCTCACCCGGCTGACCCGGCTGGTCACCCGGCGTATCACCTTCGCCCGGCTCGTCACCCTGACCCGGCTGGTCACCGTCACCCGGTTCATCGCCGTCACCCGGCTTGTCACCCGGCTGATCTCCCGGCTCGTCACCTTGCTCACCCGGCTCATCGCCCTGCTCCGGCTTGTCACCATCCTCTGGCTCGTCAGGCGGCGGCTCTTGCGGCGGCTCTTGCTCGTCAATCTCTTGCAGTGCAGCGTTTAAACGCAGTGCTATCTCGACGATCTGCTCCGTGTTGTGAGCAACGTGTGCTGCGTTGAGTGCCTCTTCGATAGCCACCCGATACTTGCTGCGCTGGAACACCGGCTGTGCCGACAAGGCATAGCCGTTTAAACGCCGACCCTCTATCGCCAACTGGAACGGGACGTTGCGTTTGTCATCGGGATGCACGTAGCCCGAATCAGTCTTCGACGCCTCAAGAATGTGATTCGTCAAAGAGGCAAACAGGGTTGCGGCATTCGCCGCGTAGCCTGACTGGATGACACGTAACTCGATGCGCGGGTCTTCCAGCCCGTTGATCAGCTTGCCGACGAACGTGCCATGCTGGGCAACCGCCTGATCCCATACCGGGGCGGCTGTAAACCACGCATGACCCAGTTCATGCAGCGCGTAGCCAACAAGCTGGCTGAATTTCACCGCGCTGATGTCAGCGACATCTGATATCGCCGGGAATATCAGCGAACAGACGCCGTTGCGGTAGTTGATACCGGCAGTCGTGCCCTGCCACCGCACCTCAACACTCTTGAACCGGTTACCGCTCGAAGCGTAGACCCGCTCGAACGTCGTTTCGATACCCCTCTTCACGTTGATGCCTAGCATGGTGAGCCTCCTGTAAAGTCAGATGATACTACGGAATAACTTGCGATGCTACTCCGACAAAGCGGCTGCGAATGCCGCCTCGTCGAAGGTCGCGTCGAACGCGCCCAGCAACTCACCTTCGCAATCGCTGTGAAACTTGTTTACCACCGCGTTGCGAAACGCCAGCGACAGGGGCAAGCCCTTCTTCACAGCCCGTGCCAGTGCAAACAACTGCCGCAGCGAAGGCGGCTGAGTCAGCAGCCCAGCGGTTGCCTTCTGCCGCGCCACGGCGGCGAAGCCGACGATGATCTCAGCCGCCGCAGCAGACAAGCCAGTGCGGGTCGAGATCAGCTTCGCTTCCTTGTCGGCACGAAGGTAGTCGAACCGCAGCGTGAAGCTGAAGCGGTCGATGAAGGCGCTGTTCTGCTCACGGATATCAGCGAAGTTGCCGCTGGTATTGCCGTGCCCGTTGCTGTTGTCGCAGCAGAAGAACGCCACGCCCGGGGCAACAGGTATCGACTGTCCGGTCTCGTTGATCGTCAGCGCACGGTGCGGAGACCGTTCGCAGAGCGAGTGCAAGACCGCAATCGAACCAGCCCGGGCGAATCCGATCTCATCCAGCAGGATGATCGCACCGGGGTGCGCGATTGCCTTGGCGATTGCACCAGCCGACCACTTGACCGTGCCGTTCTCGATGGTGTTGCCACCGATGAAGTCCGCACGTTCGACAGCCTCGTCGAAGTTGACGCGGACACAACGGCGCTGCAACCGGGCAGCGATCTGCAACACGAACTCGGTCTTGCCTGTGCCTCGCTCTCCCGCCAGCCAGCAGTTGTCGGGTAGCGGATCGTCGAGCGCCAGCAGAGCCTGATGCAAATGCTGCGGCTGGAACACGTAGTCGGTGACCACGGCAGGGGCAAGACGATCACCCCACACCTGCACCGGCAGGTCGCCGAAGTCAACGCCGAGGTTGAGATACTGACACGCCTCGACACCGAAGATGTCGGCAGCGCGGACGGTGGTCGTGGTGGGGGCAAGCGCCCCGGCGATCTCCTCGATAGCCTCGACCGAGGCGGTCTTGCGGAACGCCGAGAACGCCGATGTCACCTCCGCCGCGATGCTTGCGCGGATGCCCTTGATGTCCACCTCGGGAGGGGACAGGGCGTTTAAACGGGCAGCCACCTTCTTATCGATGGCAACCAGAGAAGCCGAATGCCGCGTTTTAACGGCGTCCACCAGATCGTCGAGTTGAATGCGTGACTCGCTAAGTAGGGTCGAGACGTTGCTCTCGAAAGAATGAACCCGCTGACACGCCACTTGCGCTTCGCGCAGCGCGTTGCTGCTGTTCAGGGTGACCCGCTCGATCTCGCGGCGGAGATCAGGAGGGATAGCAACTGCCGCCGACGAGACAGTGCTGGGCACAGACTGCTTCACCTGATCCAGCGAGATGCGTCCTGCGACGATCTGATCACGCAGCCAGATGATAGCGTCTTGCTTGTGCTGCCTCGCCAGCGAGCCGGTGCAGACAACCGCCGCATTCAGCACCGCGAGCGGGACAAGAGACAACTGCCGTTCAATTACTTTCGCGTTCATGTTGAGCCTCCGTAAGTTGTGACTACCGTAGGTGGTAATCCGGTAGCAGACTGTCGCCAATCTGCTACCAGTTGGCACCCTATGCGATCAATGTGTCGCCGTCCTGCGGACATGTGGGCAAGCCCTTGTCCGCCCATTTCTTGGTCAGCCTGACCGTGTAGCCGCACGTGGGGCAAGCTGCCTTCAGCAGCCGGGTAGACTGCGTCTTCTTCCCTGTGACGTTTAAACGGGCATGTGGGTATGCCCCAAGCGAGTCGATCACCGGGCCGAATGCTGACGCGAACTCAGCGCCGCCCACGGTGGCAGTCGGCTTGCCCTCAAGATGCAGGGCGCGGACAAGCTTCGGGAACCTCTTGCGGTGCCCGTCGCCGTCCGTTGCTGCGTGTGCCAACTCATGCACCAGTATCGCCGCCGCCTCAAGCGGCGCGTCGATGACAGGCGAGACGCTGATCTCATGCGTCTGATCGTCTGACGCCTTGGGTGACCAGTGCTCACCGATGCGGCGAGCCTTGTCTGACCGGGCGGACTTGCTGGGAAAACCGCAGGTCACCCTGATGCGGTCGGGCAGCGGGTGCCCTGCCGCCGCAAACACCGGGCGAATCTCGCCCACAAAATTGTGAAGCCATTCTTCGCGTGTCGTATTCATTCTGAGCCTCCGATAAAATTAGATGATACCACCGTGATTTAAACGGTGCAATCGTTTAAACCTACCTTGAAATGATCCAGCATTTCACTGCGAAGATCAGGAAGAAAACTACCACCGCCAGCACTGCCTCTGCGTCGCTCATGTTGCCTCCGTTTAAATGTTGTAAGGGTTATTTCATTGGGGGTCTCAGATGATCTTGAGATAAGCGGTTAGCGCCCCCGCCGTGAAATAACCCTCGTTGCTGACCTCGTCAGTCGCCGCGTCACGGCGAGACCTCCTCGCGGAGGTTTCGGTCTCATGCTGCCTCCTAAGCTAAGGTGTCGTTAAAATCATACTCAATGGGTTGCGCCTCGCCGCGCAGAATTGCAGCGGCGCGGTCAAACTTAAGCCGCGCCTTGTCTAGCGCGTTCTGCGCTTTTCGCCCCGCCACCTCTGCTGCGGCAAGCGCAATACGCGCCTTTGCCACAACACCGTAATCCAGCGGGTTTGGTTCTTCAAATCGAAACGTCATAGTGAGCCTCCAGTTAGTTCATTTTGTAGGGAATCGACAGCCTTCCCAACTCTACGCAATAGCCTATCGATGCGATGCACCTCCGAAAGCAACTCGCCTTCCACCTCGTCGAACTCAATATCGTGCTGAGTAGTCCAATCGTCATTGTCCACCTGCGCCAGATCGCGCAGTCGCAATACAAGTTTTCTTAATTTCATACTGCCTCCTTTGATGAGCCGTCATTGACTCTCGCAACGCACTCGACGAATGCGCTCTGAGAGTCACGCCCCGGCTTACTGTAGTGCGAGGCGATCTGGACTCTGTGTGCAGTGGGGTCTGGCTCGTCCCTGTTCGATGCCCATCCTGCTGACTAGCCGCGCTTGATCTGCGGCACCACTTGGTATTATCAACATTTCTGGACACTACTGAGGCGCTTTACGTAGCCCTTAGCCACTGCGTGACGCCCTATCGTAGAGGGAGAGCGTCACTTGCGAGTCTTGCGGTCTTCTGCTCTCTCGCACCAGCACCGTTAGGGTAGGCTGGAATCCCGCGCAGTCAGTGGGAGAAGGTCTTTACGGGGAGTAGTCCGCCGCATCCTTCCTGCCTCATGTGACAGGGATTTAGTCCCTGCCACCCACTGCGCCTTTCGTCGCTTCCCAGCGAGAACGAACGATAGCACCGTTTAAACATGCAATGCAAGCATTAAAAGTATTGCCCAACCAAAAAAGCACTTAAACCTTTGATTGGTATGACTAAATAAATTTTGTAAACAAATGTAAAGTTGTGCGCCAAAAAAGGACGCTAGAGGGAGGCTTAGAGGGAGCGCAGAGGGTGGATTGTTTCGATGGTTTTGATGCCGAGAATGATGCCGTGAGGGAGATTTAAACGGCTGTCTGTAAAGCTTTGAATTGGCTGTCGGTGAGGCGTTGAATTGACGCTCGGGGCGTCATAGTGCGAACGAAGGTGAATGCGGCAGAGGCGAATCCCTGTGCCCTGTGCTACGCTCGGCACTGGGAGTTTAAACGAAGAGGGAGAATTGCTATGGGCGAAAAAGGCGTTGTCGAGGAAATTATTGGCGCGGTGAATGCGCGTGATGGCATAGAGAGCGCGAACGATGCTGTGCAGGAGGGCATTAGCGAAGCGATACAGGCTGCTGCCCATAAGGTAAAGCCCAAGAGGTCAGTGAATGGTGTTGTAAGGGGTGCAGGGATGTCACGTATCACTGCAAAGATGAGAGCCTTTGCATCACTGGTTGCCTCTGGGGAATCACCAAGGGAAGCCTACCGCAAAGCCTACAACGTGCCGGATGGAAGGGAGCATCGTCTCGTGGCTGGGGCAAATGCATTGATGCGCGATAAGCGCATAGCAGGGCTGATGGAGAGTGTCTGGGAACAGGTGAAAGAGAATATCGTAGACGATCAGGTTATGGCTAGGAGATACATCATGACGCAGTTGCGCGAACACGCAGAGAGTGCTGACAGCGTCGGTGGAAAGCTCCGCGCCCTTGAACTCATGGGCAAAGCCATAGGCATGTTCGTAGACAAAGTCGAGACGAAGACAGAGGAGATTTCCCCCGCGCAATTGAAGGCTGATCTGCGTAAAAGTCTGGCTTTGCTAGAGGCAAAGCCATTACGCATCGTGAACGTCATAGATAACGCAGTGGAATCAAAGGCATAGATGTGGTGTTAGTGCCTGATGTAGGCACTGTGTCTCGTCTCGGTGCCCTGTGCTGGGCGTTTAAACGCCGCTCAATCGCTACATCAGGCGGCGCTGCCCCCGGCGACCCCACTGGCACCCCACCGCCCCCCACCGCCGGTCCGCCCCCCCCCGCGGCCCCCCCCCCCCTCGCCGCTCCCGCCCTCCCCCGCGCTACACCAGCCTGCCCCACACA